GATAATTCACGCTCCACTTTTGCAATGGAAATAGAATTACCAGTTTGCAAATACATCTGTAATTGTTGTTTGATTTCCATTGTTTTTTAAAGCTTTTACGATTATTGAATCAAATTTGCTGTCAAGAATTGCTAATTGAAAATTCTCTTTTAGCCATTTGTCTGTAATTGCCACTTCTAGGAACTGCTTAAATGATTCTCCAGCACTTTCTAAATTCCAATCCATTTGAAATTCTTCGCACTTCAGTTTTAATTTTTTCAGTATCGATTTAATTTTATTTCCTTCAAGTGCGCCGTAGGTTGGTTTTACAGAAAATTGCTTTTTGTAAAATTCAAACCAAACGGAAACGAATTTTTTATAAAATAAATCTTCAGGCGGTTTAGGAATTTCAGATTTTAAATTTTCAATTTTTTCAATTACCGAAACATCAGTTTCGGAATGAGATTTAGATAATTTAGTTTTGTTTAGTTTTGTTTTGTTTAGTTTATTAATAGTTACCGTTTGCGTACCGTTTGTGTTACTACTTGCGTTACCATTTGAGTTACTATTTGAGTTACTATTTGTTTCCGTATTATGGAAACAAAAGAATATCATTTCGTATTCTGCACTTAGGTTTCCGCCTCTCGTATTCCAAATAATTCTATTTTTTTGAGTTAATTCATTTCTTGCTTTGAATAGTTCGGATTTCTTAAATCCTGTTTTGTATTCTAAAACTGATGTAGCTACAGTAAATTTATCTTTCCAATCTGATTTATTATTTATGTGCATTAATGCTGTCCATAAACTAATTGCTGATTTAGAAAGTGGATTTGTTTCGAGCCAATCGTAGAATTTGTTAATCTCTAATATGTAATTTGGTTTATCCATTTTAATTGTTAATATTTATCAGATTTATTTCTATTGCATTTACTACAGAGTACGGTTAGATTATTCATTACCGTCTTACCTCCTTTTGAATATGGAAATATGTGGTCAATTTGTAAGTTATCCGTTGAGTCACATATTGTACACTTATAATCATATTTGGCAAGAATTAGAGAGGTTAATTTTTTTGAAGGTTTTCTTGGAGTATAGTTGTGTTCATTGTATGCTATCCATATGTCAATTGGGTGATATTTTATATAGTCTTTGTAGTTTTTCAAAGCCCATTCTGATAAATATTCTAACTCACCAGTTAATGTATTCAGCACATCACAATAAACATCATCCACAATAGTATTTATAAACCATTGTATAAATTCAAAATGCTTAAATTCATTACTAGTAGCTATATAATCTTTAAAAAATTCCTTGTCTTTATTTTTCATTAGTTAAATAAATTTTTAATCTTATCAATAATTTCACGCTGTACGCTATCTTCTGTTCCTGTTACTTCATTAGAGATTAAGCGTTTCTTTTCGATGATGTCGTAGATGTGCTCGTCTATTGTTTCGCTACCTAAGAAGTAAGTTACCTGTACGCTATCTTTTTGACCTATTCTATGACATCTATCCTCGCACTGATCACAGTCTGCTGGATGCCATGGCAATTCAACGAATGCCACACGAGAACTTGCTGTGAGTGTAATTCCTACACCTGCAGCTTTGATGCTGCATATAATTACATTCGTAGATGGATTGTTTTGAAACTTATCTATTGCTATTTGACGCTGTTCCATATTATCGTCACCACGCACAGATACAGCTTGTGGATAGTGTTCTAACAGTTTCAATGCAATTTCCTTTTGATGTATAAACACTACTACCTTTTCGCCAGCTTCAGTAATTTCATCTACATATTCAAATACTTCATTTAATTTACCTCTTGCTGAAATATTCTTACACACACCTATTCGTACCATTACTTCGCCCATCATTGACTTTTGAACTTGTAAATCTGTTTTTTGTCTAAATTCTTTAAGGTAGTTGGCTAAATCATCTATCGCTTCATTATATTCTTTTCTCGTGGTTATATCACAAAGTATAATTTGTCGCATTTTGTCAGGCAATTCTTTTAATACTTCTTTTTTCTGACGTTGAAAAAAACAAGTGGTAGCCAATTTGTAGTTTAGTTCTTTTAAATTATGTGCACCGCTACCATTACCACCACAGTATCTATCCATAAAGAATTTATAATTTGGTACAAGATTTTGCAATTGATTAATAATATACAATTGGCTTATTAAATCTTTTGGTTTATTTACAACTGGTGTTCCTGTTAATCCAAACACATATTCTTTGCCACGAGTAAGCCCCATAACAAACTTTGCTTGTTGTGTGGTGCCATCTTTGCATCTATGTAGCTCATCAATAATTATACAGTCGAATAGTTCAATCTCTTTTTTAAACTCAATATATTTTAACGACAAACGCTTACCTTCTGGTGTATTGATTTTATGTACAAAATATTTCTTCAATGATTCGTAATTCACAATAAACACCTTATATAGATTTGCTGTATAATATTTACTCCAGGTATTTTTTACTGAATCATTAAGAATCATAGATTTCATGCCAGCTACGATTTCCCACTCACGTTGCCAGTTAGTCTTTAGTGTCGATGGACAAATAACAAGAATACATTTGCAAACAGCACCTACAGCTGTAGCAATAGCTTGTGTTGTTTTTCCTAAGCCAGGTTGGTCACCATTTATGAATCTTTTATAGATTAATCCTTGCGCAACGCCTTTGGCTTGAAAAGGGAAAAGTGTACGCTTTAATGGTATTTCAATAGTGAGCTCTGGTAATTCTGGAATTGCATTAATTTCTTCTGATTTTTGTTGAACATCAACATTTATTCCACCACCATATTTCTTTTGCAAAGACTGAACAGCTTGTAATTGTTCTTTTGGCACGGACCATGTTTGCGTAGCAGGATTGTAACGTTTGCCTTCAATTTGTTTGACAGCGCCTGTAATGTATGGATTATAGGCAAATTGCAATTCAATGCGATTGCCTGTGTCTGTGGCCGTAATCATAGATTATTGATTTTCGATTTCCTCAAGTTCTTCAAACAATTCTAACTGATTATCTTCTTCATGCTTTCCAGCAAACAAATAAGCATTTACTTCTTCTTTACATTTATCTAAGCAATCAATTAAATCTGATATAAAATCGTAATCAAAATAGTCGCTATCAAATCTTTGAAAAGGAGAACTAATATTAAGTATCTTGTCATTTTCTAATGTACGTACACCTGTAAGCGTAACGCCTTCGCTATCTCCAGAGCCACCTATTGAGAAGCCTTTGCATGAAATGGTATTAGTGCATAAATCTCCTTTATCATCATGCTGGTAAGATAAATTAGCTAAATGTTTATCTAGTTCTTTAAAGGCGTTCTTTAAATCAATATGGACAGCTATTTTACAATCTTTCTTGATAGTAGAAAAACCATCAGCCTGTTGTTCTGTGTACTCAACAGATAAATAATTTCCGTCTTTAATTTGAGCTTTTTTAATTGTTGTGTTCATTGTGTTTGTTGTATAATTTTGTGATGAATAATTTTGTACTTTTTCTTTGTTTGTAATTTTTTTCGATTACTCCATTAACTATTACTTCATATCTTTTCCCTGCAATAATTCTGTTAATAGAAGTCATATAGCCTAAGTCATCTAGTTTTCTTTGGAGCAATCGAAATTGTTTTTGAGGAGACATTACACTTTATTTTTTATTATTAATTATTTAATTCTAATATTCTTTGTTTTAACTCATTAACTTGCAATCTATACCTTTCAGCAGCACCACAAGTTTGTTCTGTGCAATAAACCTTACATAACTCTTTTGCGTTATACCAGTTTTGGCTCAGTTCTATTAAAAATTCTAGGCATATTTCTACTTGATCCTTTTTGTCTAGTGTTTTTATTTGTTCGAGGATTTCCATATAATTAAATTCTATTCTGCATTTCTGCTTTTTGTTTTGATATTATACTCCTTGCTAAATCTGCACGATGTGTAGAGCTTCTATTTAATCTTTCGCACCAATCAACCAAATATTGTTGGTCTTTGCAAAGCGATTTGATTATCTGATTTACTGCAGTAGATGTTATTAACTTGTTTTGACTGGCTAGTTCCTTTAGTGTTTTAATTGTTTCGCTGTGCATAGCTTCATTTAAGCAATACTTGGCATCTGCTAGCATCTTTCCACTATTAACCATTATAGATTCAGCTATTGTAAGCTGTTCCATTATCTGTGTAGGTTCATCCACTAACTTTTCATCTAATTGATCCTGATATAAAGCAAGGTTAGTTAAGATGTGTTCTTGTGCGAGTATGTGAATAGCTACGTTCATTATAGCTTAATTGAATTATAATATTCTCTTGCAGACTCAATAGTCTTATATAGTTTGTTTACATCATATTGATTGTATTCAAACTCAAAAACTTTTATACGCTTCTCTATTGGTAAGTGTGAGAATGTGTGATTTTTTCTGATTTGTTCTGCAATCTTATCTTTATCAAAATAACCGTCTGTTACAGCATAGCTAAGCTTTGCCATCTGCCAGTTAATTTCTTTCGTAACAATTTCAGGTGGTGTGTCGGAAAGAACATAAGTAAGTTTGTATTTTTTCTTTCCTGTCAAATCCATATAGCCTTGACCTTGCCAATAATAATCATCTGATAATTCGGCATTAAAAAACGTTCTTAGTGACCATGAATTTTTTACATCTTCAATGATTTCAGAAAGTATTACATCAGGCTCTCCATGGATGTAATCATTTTTGAAACTCTGTGTATTTTTCTCTCTATACTCTGAATCGTTTTCTATCAATAACTCAATAGATTCTTTTTCACATACAATTCCTTTAATCAATTCATGCGTTATAGTAGTTTCCTTGTAACTGTAATTCTTTCTTAACCAAATATCTTCGATGTGTGATTTTGCTGTTTCTGACAAAACAACATCATCTTTAATTTGCTCAAGTTCTTTTATTTCATGTTCTAATGATTCTATTTTATTGAATAGTTTTTTTGCAGTTGCTGTGTCTTTATTATTTATTTCTGCATATTTAGCCTTAGAACTTGCGAGTGCTTCAACGGCATCATTATATTTGTCAATATTAGATTTTCCTTTAGGTTGTGTCATTAACTTTCCTAATGAGTGACAACTAAATGTTAGTGTTTCCATTACTTAGCTTTTATATTTAATAAATTAAAATGGTAAGTCATCATATGTCTCATCTATAGATGAATTGT